GTCCCGGGCATCAACACCCGGGCCGTCATCCTGGAGGCCATCAACGTCTGCGAGACGCGACAAGACGCGCTCTTCGTCGTCGATCCGCCGCCGAACCTCACCGTGCAGGAGGCGGCCGACTGGCACAACGGCACTTCGGTTCTGCCGAACTCGCCGACCTCCCAGCTCGACAGCTCCTACGCGGTGCTCTACTGGAGCCACCCGACGACGGCGAGCCAGTACCTCCAGGCGAACGTCAAGTTGCCGCCCTCGTCCTTTGTGCTCGCGCAGTACGCGCTCGGGGACCGTCAGGTGGGCCACTCGTGGCGCGCGGTTGCGGGCGCACAGCGAGGCAAGATCGACGCCCTGTCGGTCGAGTTCTCGCCGGACCTCACCCAACGCAACCTGCTCCTCGGTGGCACGAACGCGGTCAACCCGATCGTGGCGTTCAGCGGAGACCAGGGGATTCAGCTCTACGGCAACGAGACGCTCCAACGCACGCCCGGCCCCACCGATTCGGTGCACATCCGGCGCGGCATGATCGAACTCAAGCGTGCGGCCGTCGAGGTCACGCGCGACATCCAGTTCGAGCCGAACGATCCGCAGACGTGGCGGAACATCGAACAGAAGATCCAGCCGCTCCTCGACTTCCTCGTTGGCGTCCGCGCCGTCGAGCCCGGTGCGAAGGTCGTGTCGAACTCCGACACGAACCCGCCCGAGCTGCAAGCGCAGAAGACGGTGAACGCGCAGATCTTCATCAAGCCCATCGGGGCGGCGGAAACGCTGGTCCTCGACTTCATCCTCGAAGCGATCGGCGCGGGTTCCCTGAACATCGTCAACGCCTGATCTACCGCCCTTCACTTCACCGCCCCCGATAGGAGACGACGACCATGCCCCTTGACACTCTGAATGCTGACCACATCGGTCAGGTTGGCGGTGGCTTCGAGCCGCAACGCCAGAACAACATCCTCTTCACCGTCACCGGGCTCGCGGGCAACGACAACGATGTCGTCACCCTGTCGTTCACGTCCGGTCCGTTGCCGAAGTCGAACATCGGCATCGTCGAGGTCCGGTTCCTCAACCAGATCCGCAAGTTCGCCGGTACGCCGACGTTCGACGACATCCCGATGGTCTTCAACGACTACGTGGATCAGGAGACGGCCACCGTGCTCGCCAACTGGTTCTACCTGTCGCACAACCCGGTGAGCGGCAAGACCTCGCTCGCGTCCGAGTACAAGAAGAACGGGCGCATGACCATGTACGGTCCGAACGGCGAGTTCGATCGCGAGTGGGAGATCCAGGGCGCGTGGATCTCCAACTACGATCCGGGCGACGCCGACATGGAAGGCGAAGACCGCGTGCGCATCACCGCAACCCTCACGATCGACAAGGCCATCTTCATCCCGTCCAACCTGACGGCGTAGAAGGCCCGGACCGCCGCATCTCTGGACGCTGTGTCCAGAGATGCAACAACCTAATCCTCCTGACACCGCAGGAGCCTTGATATGACGAAGATAGAACTCGGCTGGAACACCTACACGCTCCCGTCGCGGGGGCGTCTCTACGGCGAGCGGCTCCCCGGGGGAGAGGTCAAGATCCGCCCGCTGAAAGCTCGCGAGCAAGCGAAGCTCATGCAGCAGGGCGGCGGCATCGTGGGCAAGGTGGACGCCATCATCTCCACCTGCCTCCAGCTCCCCGAGGGGATGGCGGCGAAGGAGCTTCTGCTCGTCGATCGCTTCGCTGTCTTGCTCGCGCTGCGTACCAAGACCTTCGGGCCTGAGTACACGTTCGACTACCGCTGTCAGGATTGCAGCGAGCAGCAGAAGGGGCACATCAACATCGTCGAGGACTTCAACGAGCGCACGCCGGACGGCGACCTCGAAGAGCCCTTCGTGATCGAGCTGCCCGACGAGGGCAAGAAGGTCTACATGCGCTTCCTGCGGGGAGAGGATGAGGACCAGATCGCGAAGAACGCGAAGCGGATCAAGATGCAGTCGAACGACGGCGACGATCCGAGTTACCTGATCCGACTCGCGATGCAGATCGTCGAGGTCGAGGACGAGGAGCCGGAGAAGATCAAGTCGCTGGTCTTCCGGCAGCGGTTCATCGAGAACATCTCGGCGAACGACCTCTGCATCCTTGAGGATGCCATGAACGAACTTGAACCCGGCATCGACACCAGACTGTATTTGGAGTGCGGAAAATGTGCATACGTCAATGAGATGACGATGCCGTTTTCCGCAGGGTTTTTTCGTCCAAGACGGGGCCGTTGACCTCGAAACGATTGAGAGCAACATCTTCTTCCTCGTCTACGGCAGTCGCGGTGGCTTCACCAAGGCCGACGTGGACGACATGGACCAGGACGAAGTGTTCCGCTTCGCGCAGCGTCTCGCTGAGCAGCGGCGGAAAGAGAACGAAGCTCGGGACGAATCCAACCGCCGCGCCTCGAAGCAGCAGAAGAAGGGCCAAGCTCCACTCTGGAAACGGCTCACAGGCAAGCGATGAGCCCCGCGTAGACGAGCCCCTCGGCGGCCCCTAAACTCAACCCCCATGTGGAGGCAACGACATGGCCGCTGAATGGAACTCAGCCACCTTCCAGTTCGACCCTGTGGGCCAGTCCCACACGTTCTTGTTCATCATGGACAAGATCGAGAACTTCCTCACCATGTCGGGCTGGGAACGGCCGACGTGGGACGGGGGGATGTTCGGACCCGGAACCGAGGGTGGCCCGGACGCCGCTGCGACGGACGTTCGACACTTCATCCGAGCTGACCGCGCGACGCAGGGTCGGTGGCGCTACACCGGGGACCTCATCACGCAGCACGGCGGCATTGTGGTCTGGTATCACGCTGACCCGACCGCAGGCCCGTACGGACCCAACCTCGGGGGCTCGACGGACGCCGACGAGAGTGGCCCCCAGATCGTCATCCAGACCTTCTTGGAGAACACGACGCCCGACGGGGTGCAGATCTACACGCCGGACCACGACATTGAGACCGCCGGTATTCACCGCTTCGGTTCGATCCGCGTTCTGATCGACACCCTCGCGGTCAACAACTGGCTGCTCTACGGCGGCGAGGACGGGCTCTACCTGGAGGCGGGTCGTGATTCTTTGAACGCGAGCCTCGGCCACGGCGCGATTATGACTCATGGGGAGATCCCGGAGTTCAACGCTACGCGCGACCTCGCGGACAAGTGGTCGGCGCAGGGGCTCGTGTGCGACATGCGGGGGAACTGCCGGTTCACCGAGGATCGCAACGACCGCATGGTCACCAACGACGGCACGGACAAGAACTTCACGGCGTCGCTGCAACCGTACGTTCCGCGAGGCACGTCGAGTATCGACTCGCTGTCCGGCAACGTCTTCGACGAGCGCCCCTACAACTTCTTGTCCTCCACCGGGACCGGCGCGGCCTCGCTGTCTGCGGAGGTTGCGGGGGCCTCCGGCAACGGAGTCTCGACCAAGTTTGCGGCGAGCTTCGGCCTCATCAACACGCCGAAGAACGATCGGATCAGGATCTCCCCGCTCTTTATGATCCAGGAGATCGCACACATCAACGCGGGCGTGTCGAGCGTGGCGTCGTCTAACAACGTCATCGCGGTCACGAACGCGCTGCCGATGATCGACGTGCGCACGTATCGGCAAGTCTTCCGCTTCGTGGGTGCTGACCACACGCTCATCCCCTTCTTGAGTGTGGTGGATTCCGTTAGCGGAGCGACGTACCGCATCGGGCGTTTCGACGACAACGGACGCTTCTCGCAGTTCGGGATCGAAGTGCCCACCTCGATCATCGTGCTGCCGTAGGAGAACTGACATGACCGAGTTCGGACAGAACCTCATCCCCGCGATCTACGAGGACAACACATTCCGCCTTTTCTCGAAGGCGGGGTTCGCGAGTCACATGGTTCGTGCGTTGGAAACGGTGGGGATGATTCCTCTACGGGGCCTTTGGCCGTACGACCCGATCGCGCAGCCTGAGTTCCCGATTCAGCAAGGACAGTTCTACCTGTTCCCGTTCGACTACCCGGACGACGGCGGGACGTTGACGTGGAACGTGAGCGGTACGCTCTACCGCCCGTGCTTCGTGGTCGCCATGTGGCACGGTGCTGAGGATGTCACGACTAACCCCACGCGCCTCGAAACGCATGTGGTGGTCGAGAACGCGATCCGTCTCGATGGTGCGCCTACGATCGACAACATTTACCCGATGAGCCGTACGCGCGGGCAAACGGGGCTCGCGGGCTTCGGGGCCAACACGGCCACGTACACCACCGTCTACCCGGATCAAGACGGGCAGCAGATCCAGAAGGAGGACTGGCTCCCCTACGTGGGCAGCGGGGCCGTCAACCAAGCGACGCTGCCGGTCGGGCACATCTTTACTTACCTCGGACCCGGTGGCCTCCAGATCTACGTGGGCTCTGGGCCGACCCGTACGGCGTTCGGCGACATCATGGCGATGGGCGCGCTGTTCTGCGGAGCGCGACTTCCAGGGCGTGCAAAGCCCGTCACCGAGGACGGCAACCTCGGGCGCATGAACCCGGTCGCTCCGATGTATTGGGACCAGACCAGCGGGACCGCAAGCGGCAGCGTGTTCTGGACCACCTCGATCAGCGCGACCGCTGATCTGTATCGCCAGACCTTCCGTCCGAAGATTCACCGGATGCAAGCGGACCTCAAGTCCACGGACGAGATTGTGGACGGCTGGCTCTACAACCTGGAGAACGTCGAGTACCCGATCTTCCCTCTCTACCAGCCGGACACGCGCCCGAGCCCGCGTGAGATCTCCGGTGGCGGCGGCGGTCATATTCTTAGCTTCGGCGTGCAGGTCCCGGACTCGCGTGAACTCGACGTGAACGACAAGTACGGTCCGATCGTGCCTGAACTGAATGCGAGTGAGGTGCGTCCGCAATGGGAAGACGTGTTCACTGGCCTGGGCTGGCGCTTCTGCGACCAGAACGCTCCGCTTGGCGTGCACACGGATCCCAACACGTTGCTCGACTGGTGGCTCGTCCCCACTTACCAGTCGAACCAGCTCCTCGGGCTGTTGCACGAGAACGGCACGACCGTCGATACGCTCGCGATCGTGAACCTCACGGCTTTCGGATTCGACTATTACGACCTCACGGGCGCGAGCGGTTGGGGCAATGTGTTCCCGACCGCAGTGGTCATCATCGAGACGGGCACGAACGCGAACACTTGGGACGACGCGAGTGTCGCGGACGAGCAGACGTTCTTGGTCCCGGATCTCAACTCGATCCAGAACTACGAGGTCCAGTGGGACATCGCGGTCGATACCGGCGACGCGGACGATACGCTTTACCAGCTCACCTTCGACGCCAACAACCGTGACGATCCGCAGTCGGGCAGTAACAACTCTGAGGGCCTCAACGCCCTGACGCTCCAATACTTCTTCAACGGGGTCTGGATCGACAGAACGATCATCGAGTGCGCGGGAGACAACACCGCGTTCATCAACACGGCGGGTGAACTGAGCTACTCGACGCAGAACTACAACGCAGGGTTTATCCCGAAGGACACCGCGACCGGCACTCCGCAGCTCACGATTCGATGGGAGGTTCTTGGCGAGACGTTCCGTGGGTGCGACGGCGCAGTCGGGAACATCCGCATCAACAAGTTCCGTTACCTGTGATCCCCCGACATGGTGGATGTCAATCTCTCTGGACTGCCGCTAGGGCACGCGGGCGAGTTTCCTCTCGAAGCTGAGCAACAACTCACCCACACATTCACCTTTCAACGGGCGATCGGGGACGGTGTAGGCAGCGAACTTCTGACCGCCCTGGCGTCCGCCAACATGACGGGCTCGGTGATCTCCACCGTCGTCGGCATCGTCACCGGCACGCCCAACCTCGCCGTGCAGGGCGGACTGATCCTCGAAGCGATCATCCCGGCGGGCTTCTTCGGCGCGTACCAGAACCCGGACCTCGCGCTCGGGCAGGCCAACTTCGATGGCAGCTTGGTCTACAACGACCAGACCAACAACTTCGAGGAGTGGCATCCGTTCTCGATCTACGCCGGGACGCTGATAACCGGCACGCTCATCGTCAACGCGACGATCGGCGGCACGGGTGCGCCGGGCGAGCTGTTCCCGGCTGCGGTGCTTGAAGGCGGGCTGTCGTTCGAGCAGTTCATCGGCGACGGCGACGTGCCGGGCAACGAATTGCTCAGCGCAGCCGCTACGGCGAACATGACGGGCTCGCCCGACCCGCTCAAGGACGGCGGCTCCCCTCCCTTCGTGCACTTCAACGGTACGGACGAGTACCTCACGCACCCCGTCACGGCTGACGGTGAGCTTCGCGGCGGCGCGAACTTCTCGTGCGTGGTCGTCTTCGACCCCGAGGCGGTTGAGCAAGGACAGTCGGGCGTGCTGTGCGGTAAGCACGACCCGGGCTCGACCGAATGGGGATGGCGCGTCGCGTGGGACGACACCACTGGATTCATCTCAGTGACCGTCTCCAGTTCGGCCACGGGCGCAGACCGTGCGGATCGTTCGACGGACACGACCGACATCCGGGTCCGCACCGTCTTCGTGTTCACCTGGGACAGTACGGCCTTGGAGATGTACGTCGCGGGCGCGTCCGAGCAAGGCGTGCAGACTGACACCGGCACCGTGGGTGCGATGGTGCAGGGCGACGCGGAGTTCGCGATGGGTGCCGACAACATCGGCAGCACGGCGGTCAACTTCTTCCAGGGCGTGATTCACGCGGTCTACATCTTCGACGACGTGCTCACCTCGGGTGAGGTCGCGACGATCGACCAGTCTGGCTACCTCCCGTCGCCGCTCGACGACGCGAACCTCGTGGTGGCGTGGCGACCGGACCGCATCGAAGGCTCGGTGTTCGGGTTCGAGCTGACGAAGTGGCTGGATGAGATTGGCAACCGCCAGCTCGATCGTCCCGCAGCCAATCCCCTCGTTTGCTTTCCCGGCATCATTGACCACCTCCGGTTCTTCTCTGACGAGTGGAACATGGACTTCATCAACGCGGAGATCGTAGGGGTCAGCCTCGACCAGAACCTCTCGTCGGACTTTGTGCTCTCGGTCAGCACTACCAACTTCGTCGAGTCGGGTGGCTTCCGAGACTTTGTGCCCGTCACGGGCACGGCCGAGCCCGAGATCGTGACGGGCTTCCGTACCAACCGGAACGACATCACGGTCATCTGGGGTGGGCGGAAAGACGAGGGCTCGGCGGCCAACGTCGTCTACTTCGAGATGTTGGGCTTCCAGATTACCTTCATCGCTGCGACGCGCGAATTCTGGGTCTTCCAAGGCGTCACGGGCACGACGACTCGCTACGAGTTCGGTCAAGATCTCCCGGGCCTGGAGGGTCCGCTCCCCGATGGACCGGCGACGGTCTTCGCGTTCCGCTACAACAGTCAGCTCGATCAGTTCACGCTGTTCCTCAACAGCGTCAAGCTCTTCGAGCAAGGCACGACCGTCACCGGCACTGCGATCACCAACACGGGCTTGCGCTTCTGCGAGAACGGCAGTTGGGGCACGCTCAACGGCGCGGCTGGGCAGGCGGATCGCCGCGCAGCCATCGTGTTGCCGGTGTGCTTGCCTGACATCCTCATGCAGCAGGTGCTCAGCGGTCTCTCCTTCCCGGTGTACGGGATGGACAACGCTTCGCCGATCGGACGCACGCTGCGCGCAGTTGCGCGACAAGCCCCCGCGCCGGACTTGCAGTTCCCGAGCTTCGTTTTCTACGGCCTCATCGAAGCGGCGGACGATGCCCCGCCGTCGCCGTTCCCGGCGCTCCTGCGCCCTTACGAGGCAGGCTCCGGCACGGTGGAGATCCTGGGACAGCCGCTCGACGGCGAGCAGTTTCGGATCTCCGACGGCACCACGACCATCACGTTTGAGATTGAGATCGCAGGAGGCATCACGGGTGACGTGGCGGTGAACCTCGGCGGCACGGTCACGCTGACGCTCGTGAACATCCAGACGGCCATCAACGCATCGGCGCTCAATCTGACCGCTAGTGCGCCGGTGGTGTTCGCGCCCGATGGTCTGAACCAGATCGGGTACGTGAGGATCACGCAGGACGATCTCCACGACGGCGACCTGCCGCTCTCCACGCTCCCCAACGCCGCCTCGATCGTGGGCGGGCGTGTGCGCGTCACTGGCCCTTACGTGGTGCGTGGCCCCGTCGGTTCAGTAAGCCTTGCGGACGGTGTGCCGAGCGACGGCGATCAGGTCAGCATCTCGGACGGCACGACCACGGTGGTCTTCGAGTTCGAGTCGGGTGGGGGCGTCGGGCCAGGGAACACGGCGGTCACGATCGGGACCATCGAGACCACGATCGACAGCCTCGTCACGGCCATCAACGCATCGGCGCTCACTATCACGGCGGACGCGACCGTGACGCAGACGCGCTTCGAGCCGACGATCGACGCCGCTTACACGGTGCTGACGCACCAGAGTTCGAGCGACCCCGAGGACTACACGAACCGCGTCGATCGCCTCATCACGATCCCGGTCAACGTCTCCGGCAACCTCGCGGAGACGGGCATCGAGCAGCCTGCTCCGTTCGCGGAAGCGATCCCGCAGTTCGTCG